CTAAAGCTACCTAATCCATTAGATCCTTACAGGGGAATGGGTCCTGTTCAAAGTCTGTTAGCGGATTTGGATGGGGTTAAGTACTCCGCTGAATGGAATAGAAACTTCTTCTTAAACTCTGCTGAGCCTGGTGGCATTATCGAAGTTGATAAGCGACTAGATGATGATGAGTTTGATGAAATGCGAGCTAGATGGAATGAACAACACAGGGGAGTTAGCAAAGCTCACCGTGTCGCGCTAATTGAACAAGGTAGATGGGTTGACCGCTCTTATTCTCAGAGGGATATGCAGTTTGTCCAACTGAGGGAAGTTAGCCGAGACACCATTATGGAAGCTTTCACGATGAGCAAGTTAATGCTCGGCATTGTGGATGATGTTAATCGAGCTAGCGCAGATGCTTCTGAATATGTGTACTCCAAGTATTTACAGATTCCCAGACTTGAGCGCATTAAGAAAGCATTGAATACCAAGCTACTTCCACTGTTTGGAGCTACGGGGGAGGGCTTGGAATTTGATTACTGCAATCCAGTTCCTAAGGATGTAGTAGCAGAAGCTGCTGAAAGATCCGCAAAGGTAGATGCAGCGCTCAAGCTTATTGGTGCTGGATTTGACGCAGACGAAACGATGCAGTGGTTAGAACTACCCGCACTGACTTACGCTGGGAAGGGGGATAGTTCAAATGCGGTACGACTCAGTACACAGGCTTCTGAAGAAGACCAGGGGGCCAGCGTCTAGCTATCCCTGTTTTGAATGCGGATATTCTGCTGATCAATGGGCATACAACCATAAAGACTCTAATGAACTGACAGATCAGAAGCAGGGTTTTACTATCAAATATAGTGATGACCCTCAATTCTATGACCCCCTCTGTCATTCTTGTCATCATAAACTGGACACTGGTTATCCAGAAATCTGTACCGAAAGTGATTGCAATAAGCCGCATCACTCAAAAGGTTTGTGTCAGATGCACTATCGGAGAAAGAGGCGGGAGTTAGCTAATGCATAACAAACTGCGTACTACTCGCCCTATCGTTAATCTCCGACAGGGTAGGACAGATTGGTACAAGATCAAGAATAAGACAGCCAACGCGGCTGAAGTTTATATCTACGATGAAATCGGATACTTCGGTATCACTGCCCAGGACCTAGTTAATGATCTGAATACGATTACCTCTGAGAACATTGAACTCCACCTTAATACTCCTGGTGGAGAAATCTTTGATGGTATTGCTATCTATAACGCTCTGAAGAACCATAATGCCAGTGTCACTGTTTATGTGGATGCCTTAGCTGCCTCAGCCGGCTCATTTATTGCTATGGCTGGCGATGAAATCATTATGCAACGCACTGCTCAGATGATGATCCACGATGGTCATGGATTAGCAATTGGCAATGCTGCTGATATGCGCGAATTAGCTGATCTGCTGGATAAGTCTTCCGACAATATTGCCTCTATCTATGCAGAACGTGCTGGTGGCTCTGTAGAAGAGTGGCGTACTGCAATGAAGGCTGAGACCTGGTATTCGGCTGAGGAAGCAGTAGAGGCCGGATTAGCAGACAAGATTAATGGTGAGGGCTCCAAGCAAGATAACTCTTGGGACCTCAGTATTTATAACTATGCAGGTAGAGACAAAGCACCTGCGCCTGTAGTACAAGAAAAGCCCTTGATGGACCCAGGCGAATTTCGTCGGTTATTGGAAGGAACTTTCGCATGACGATTACAGTGCCGACTGATTCGGCTGATCTTCAGGATTTCTTATCAGACGATAAGAAGATGCAAGAGGTCTTTAAGGATAAGAATGCTTTTACGCAGCTTATCCAGAACTACGCCAAGAACTGGGCGAATAAGAACGTTGACCTTCAGCGTGAGATGAAGGAAGAGACTCAGCGAGTTGTTTCTGAGTGGCTGCGTGAGAATGGCCAGACTCTTAACAACCGAGTGAATCTCTCTCCGAAGGAAACGCAGCCGAATACTCTTGCTGCTAAGGGTGGGCTTTACAACCCTAAGGCTATGGGTGCTGCGATTGATAAAGAGTATGAGAACGCGGCTGACTACTTCTATTCGATCTGGCATAACCGTAACCACGACCAGGAGAACAGCGCCAAGCTTCAGCGTATTCGTAACGCTTTTAGCTCGACTGTTCCTAGTGAGGGTGGCTTCTTAGTCCCGGAGAATCTTCGGGCTGAGCTTTTACGGGTTTCGCTAGAGACTTCTATTGTTCGTCCGCGTGCGCGTGTTGTTCCTATGGAAACTGCGCGTGTTCCGTTCCCTGCTATTGATTCCACTAGCAACGTGTCGTCTGTTTATGGTGGCATTGTTGGCTACTGGACTGAAGAGGGTGCGGCTTTAACAGCTTCTCAGGCTAGCTTTGGTCGAGTTGTTCTGGATGCTAAGAAGCTGACTGCTTACACTGAGGTTCCTAACGAACTTGTTAGTGACTCGATTATCAGCTTCCAAGCCTTTATGGATGAGATTTTCCCTGAGGCTCTGGGCTTCTATGAAGACGACGCTTTTATTAACGGTGGTGGTGTTGGTGAGCCGTTGGGCTTCTTAAACGCTTCTGCTCGAATCACTGTTACTGAGAACACTGCCAACACTGTTAAGTGGGCGGATGTAGTCGAGATGTATTCTCGGATGCTTCCTGGTTCTCTTAACAGGGCTGTGTGGATTGCGTCTATTGATGTCTTCCCGCAGCTTGCTGTTATGGAGCTTTCTAGTGGCTCTCCTGCCGTCTGGATTAACAACGGGCTTAGTGAAGGTCCGCCTATGACTCTTCTGGGTCGTCCGGTTATCTTCACTGAGAAGGTTCCTGGTCTTGGTACTACAGGAGCGCTTAACTTTGTGGACTTCGGCTATTACCTGATTGGTGATCGTCAAGTTATGTCCGCTATGAGTTCTCCGCACTTCAAGTTCCAAAACGATCTGACTGCTTACCGCATTATTGAGCGGGTTGATGGTCGGCCTTGGCTTGAAAGTGCAATTACTCCGAAGAACAACACGGATACGCTCTCTCCGTTCGTGAGCCTGCTGTCCGCGTAGTAAGAAGCCGGAGAAGGCTAGGCAATAAACCCCCTAGCCTTCTCTTCTTCCAAACTGGCAATAAATCCCCACAAGGAAAGGCAATACGATGGGTCAGCAAGGTTTAGGTAGGCTTTTCGATTTAGTCGCAGGTGTGGCGCCTGTAGATTTAGCTGGTGGCGCTGTAACTGGTAACCGAGTTCACCTTAAGAACTGTGCAGGCGTAACTGTTGTGTTCTTTAAGGAAGCTGGCGCTGCTGCTGAGCCTGTTGTTTTAGATGTGCAAGAAGCTGATGCTGCTACTTCTGGCACTATTCAGGACCTTAACGTTATTGATCACTATTACCTTAAGAGTGAGACTACTCTTGATGGTGATGAAACTTGGTCGAAGGTCACTCAAACTGAGGCTTCCGAGATTACGCCTGCTGTTTCTGACACTCAGCAAATTCTCGCATTCTATGTAGATGCGACTTGGCTTAGTGATGGTTTCGAGTGGCTTTCAGTCAATACGGCTGATGTTACTACCGCCGGCCAGTTGGGTTCGGTTCTTTATATTCTGCATGATCTTACTGTGCAGCGTAAGCCGGAGAACTTAGCTAACCCGCAGGCTTAATTATGCCGAAGATTACTAAGCATGGCGGTGCATCAATATGGCCTGGGAACAACTTCTCTCAATCGCCAAAGAAGCAAGAGATCTCCGAGACGAATCAAACAGAGCAAGACCAACAGCTTGCCCCAATGACGGAGAACCTCTCCGAGAAGGACCAGACGGAATCCTATTCTGTCCCTTCGACGGGTGGAGAGAGCAATGATGGTCTTGAATTCTTAACTGAAGAAGGTGAATCTAAGTGAGTTGGAGCCTTAATGCGTCTGGCCATAATGACAGCGCTGAAAAGGAATCGGAGGCTATTGATACGCTCCGCGAAGCTGTCAAAAAGGCTAGTGCCACTTATGCTTCGGTATCTACGCAATACCACGGTGTAGTTAATCTTCTGGAGCAACCAGAAGAGTCTCTGTAGTTTTATAGCTGCCCCTGGATATCTGTGTTAACTACAATCCCTCCCGGGTATCCAGGGGTCTCCATAGAATTACAGCCCTCTGTAGGACAACTAAATACTTTTGCTCGCCAGGAAGACCGTAGAAAGCAGCCGGACAGTGAGTAACACAAAGCAGGGGGTTATAGCCCTCTGGTTCTGTATACCTCCTGTCTCTTATTCAATGAGTGGGAGGTATTTTTTATGGACGTTGTAAGTTACTGCACTCGTGAAGATGTCAAGATGAGTCTTGATGTTAAGGAGACTGCGCGTGCTAATGCGCAGATTGATCGGCTGATTAAGGCTGCTTCTCGCTCGATTGAGGGATTAACTCATCGGTTCTTTCATCCTTGGAC